AGAGGCCGCTAATGGCGTTTGCCCTGAGATGCCCGACGTGCCGCAAGGCGTTCAAATGGCAGCCCTCCGAGCCCGATCCGGACAAATGCCCGCTGTGTGGGTCCGAGCAGGCCGAATTGCCGCCCGATAATGTGATCAGTATGCCTGCCTTCCTGAAGTCCGGCACCAAGGCCAACGACGCGCTTTATCGCGAGTTCGAGCGCTCGTCTGAGGACCGACAAGAGAAGGCTGCGGAGCTTGCCGGGGTCGACAAAGCCGACATGGCCGACCTCAAGGTCACCAACATGAACAGCACGCTCCACGAGGGCGCTATTGCGGCAGCGCCCGTGCAAAATTCCGTCACCCAGCACATGGAGATGATGAACGCGCGTGGCGGCAAGTTCGGCTGGACCGATCAGGGCGGCGCGGAATACGCGGCCGGTGTCGCGTCCGGGGCTGTCACGGTCAACGGGCAGGTCACGCAGGGCATCGCTCCGCGAGCCGGGGCCAACACGCTCGCTAAAATTCAGGGCCAGTTCCCGCGATGATCCCGGTCCCTTCAAACAAGAAAGAACTGCTCTCTTTTGCCAATGAGTTGATCGAGCAGTGCCGCGTGTCTTGCGGCATGCGTGCCGCCTATTACCGGCAACTCAACATGATTGCCGAGACCGGCCGCGCCGATGGCAGCAAGTCGCTGATCAATTTGCTCAACAACCATTTGACGCGCGTGGCCGACTATATTTTCAGTCCGGTCGAGCTTCAATTCGCGGTCGATTTTGGCCGCCCCAAACCAAAGGTGGACTATGAGCGGGCCAAAGTTGTTGCCAAGGAGCTGACGCGGACGTGGGATCGAAACAATACCGACATGACGTTCGGCCGCGGCGTCAAGGAAGCTCTCAAATACGGGGCCTGTATCCATAAGCAGTGGGTGCAGATCGAGGGCGAGGACGAGAACCCGGTTTATTACGACAAACTGGTGATGCCGTGGCAGTTCGGCGTTTATCGGGAAGATGAGAATCGGCTGGACCGCCAGGAAGCGGTTTGCGAGACCGTCTCGCTGACGATGCCGGAGGTATGGCAACGCATATCGCATTTGCCTGACGCAAANAAGCTTTACGAACGCATCAAGGCCAATGCCGCCTCCGGCGGCTCGGGCGCGGGCATCGACAGCAACCAGCACTGGGTCCTGTCGGCCTCGCCGCTGAACACATCGGGTGTCGAGGGTAGTGCACAGCCGGGCGGCGTGGTGCAGGTGACGTCCAATGCAAATTACGGCGTGCTGGGGCCAATCATCGCGCCCGAAGTCGTCAATATGCACGAGCTTTGGGTCAAGGATCAGGACGACTATGTGACGATCCAGGTGATCGAGCCGGATATTCTGATCGCGCCGCTTTACAAGAAGGCCAACCTGCTCGGCATTGAGAAGACGCAGCCCTACCGTTTGATCCAGCCCAACGAGGTGACGAACTGGTTCTGGGGCCGCAGCGAGTTGATTGATCTGATCGAGCCGCAGTCGCTGCTTTCGACGTGGTGCGACGACACCAAGCGGCTGGTGGGATTGCAGATCGACAAGATCATTGGCGTGACGGGAGACGCGGGAATTACCGACGAGATTTACTCGCAGATGCGCGTGTCCGGCTATATGAACCTGCCGCCCGGCTCCGACATCAAGGACATTACGCCTAAACTGCCGGCCGAACTGATCCCGATGCTCAAGTTCTGCATTGAGATGGTCAACACGCTCGGCGGTTTCCCCGAATTGCTGCAAGGCAAGGGCGAGCCGGGCGTGCGCGCGGGTTCCCACGCCAGCATGTTGATGAAAACGGCCTCGCCATCGCTGCGCGACCGCTCGTTGCTGGTGGAACGCCAGTGCGCAACGTGTGCCGATCTCACGCTTCAGATCATGGAAGCGAAGGATGACGAGTACTACTGGACCAAGGCCGACAAGCCGATTGAGGATGTCGACGAAACCAAGTTCCTGCTGGCCGATTTGCCGTCAGACTGGCGCGTGATTATCGACAGCCATTCGTCGAGCCCCATTTTCTCCGACGAGAACGATCAGTTGATCTTTCAGGCGAAGAAAATGGGCATTGTTGGCGACGAATACGTTATCCAGAACATGCCGTTTCCAGACAAGGAAAACGCNCTTATTCAACTTAAGGAAAAGAGCACCAAGCAGGCGCAGCAACTGGAGAAGCTGCTGCAAGAAAAGCCAGAGGTTGGCGAGAAGCTGCTTGAGAAGCAGGTCGGGCTGCACCGTTAGTTCGTCGGCATCCCGGCCATTGGCGAAAGTGTCGATAGGCCGCGCGTATTTTGCGCCGCGCGAATGGCGGGATCGGCAGCCGCAGCTTTCTGCGCCGCCAGATTCGTGCGCTGCTGATGCAGGTACAGTTCGACGTTCGCCATCTTGGCTTTGTCGAGGTCTTCGAACATCAGGCCGACGATGTTTTTTCCNATCAGATGACAGCGCTGTCCAAAATCGTCCGTGATGCCCGTGTCGGATGCCGGAGATAATTGGCTCAGAGCCGTAAAAGCAGCGAGCGCCTTTTCTTCTTCCTTGAACATCAGGCGCCATGCGGTCGAGCCGAGAGCAACGGTCACACAAAACATTTTCAATCTTTCGTTTTCGGGTTGGCCCAGACCATGAATTGGTCGCGAGGGATGCGGTAGCAGGTAGCGCTGATTTTCCGGTGGGGCAGCCCGCCCTTCGATATGGGCTTGCGCATGTATTTGTAGAGGGTCCGGATATTTATCCCGAGATAACCAGCGGCCTCTTTTGGGGAGATGAAGCTTCTGGATAGTGTGCGTGAGTCACTGGCTTGCATACAGAATACCTTTGACAGCGTGCAACGTTACAAAACTACACAATATGACAAACGGAGGCAATAGCAATTTGTTCAATTAAAACCGATGGTTTGACACCGGGGTTTCTTAATCCATCCCTCCGGTCTTGAACGTGGAAGGGTCCGTTATGACCTTCGAACTCAGCCGCGCGCGGCGCGGTCGCAAGCACAAGCGCAAGTAACTCGGCGCCCATGCCTGACACACCCCCAGCCGCTGCACCTCAGCAGCCTCAGCAAGCCCCCTTCGGCCAGTCGCCCGCCACCGGTCCTTCGCCGAACAAGGGGTTTGAAGCTGCTGCGGCGCAGCGGCTGGGGATTGTTATCAAACAGCTTGAAGAACTCGTTTCCATGGCGGGTGCTACGACCGAAGTGGGCCAGGCTGCTCTCAAGATGCTGAATATTGGCGTCAAACTCGTTCCTGCCGGGTCGGTCACGCCGGCCGCGCAGAAGAACAACATCGAGCAGATGGCGATGAAGAACGCGCAGGGCAACGCGCAGATGCAGGCGCTCAAGGCGCAACGCATGGGGGGTCAAGGTGGCGCGCCGGGCGGCGCACCCCAAGGGCAGCCGATGCCCGGACAGGCGGCGGCCTGATGGAAATCAAACGCAACATTTTTCAATCCTCTGCTCGCATGCCGAAGCAGTACGAGCCCGTCGCGACCGCGATGGTGCAGGAAGATACGCGCGAACCGAAACTTGTCGGCTCGCGTCATTTCGATCATAACGTACTTCACGCCCGCTCGCCGCGTATCGGCGAGAAGTAGGAGAGCCAAAATGTCCAACGTCAACATTTTCCAGAACGGTGCCAAGTCGATCCCGACCAGCGACGAGCAGATTGTCCGTATCGATATGGACAAGTCCGACATCGGTGGCCGCAAGAGCCATATGCCGTCGATGATGAAGTCCGAGAAGATGTCGTTGTCGCATGTGCCGAATGCCGGCTCCATGATCGGGAACAAGTAACATGGCCGCCGTCGAGATCGATGAAGTCGAGTTGATGCGCCTGCGCAAGCAGGACAACACCGTTCACGCGCTGATGGCCAATCCGAAGTCCAAGCGCAAGATTTTCGAAGCCTACAAGGAACACGATCCGAACGCGCGCATCCCCGAACTGGAGATGGAGCGGCGGCTCGCCAGCCGGTCGAGGCTTTGGAGAAAACCGTCAGCGACTTGCAGAAGCAGATCGCTGACGACAAAGCCGAGCGCGAGAAGTCCGCGAAGCT